CCATTTGTGCCTCGGTTGTTGTTTGTTGACGGTGAAAGAATAGTACAGTAGATTCCACCTAGAGGTCAGGCAAAACGTTCCATTTTTTACAACTTTTACAATTTGAGGTTGCGATGACACCGAATGACGCGATCAACCTAGCCGCTGCACTGGTTGGCACGAAGGGGCGGTTGTGTGAGCAGTTGCAGGTCAGCAAACAGGCAATAAACGGGTGGAAAACTCGGGGGGTGCCGATCAAGAGGGCTTTGCAGATTCAGGAGTTGACGGGCGGGGTGGTCAAGCTAGGTGATCTGTGTCCGCAGTACGCCAACATCGATGTGCAGATCGAAAATGTCTAGCCTGACTGCTAGGTCGAAGGCATTGCTTACAGAGCAGGGCTATCAGGTGGCATTGGTCGAGCACTACAACAGCTTCACAAAGCGCAAGCACGACCTCTGGGGCTGCATTGATCTGCTGGCAATCGGTCACGGCGAGACGGTAGCAATCCAGGTGACAAGCAAGTCGAACCTGTCTGCTCGTCGGCACAAGATCGAGGAGGCCGAGGCTTACCCTGAGATGCTGCGTTCAGGGTGGCGGGTGGTGCTGCATGGGTGGTTCAAGGAAGGCAACCGTTGGCAACTGAAAGAAGTGGAGTTATGAATGAGCTGGCTCTTTTCGCAGGCGCTGGTGGAGGAATACTCGGAGGCCACCTCCTTGGATGGCGAACCGTCTGTGCAGTCGAGTGGGAGCCATACGCAGCTTGCGTACTTGCAGCCAGACAAAATGACGGACTTCTCCCGCCTTTCCCGATTTGGGATGACATTCGCACCTTTGACGGTAGACCGTGGCGAGGCATTGTTGATGTCGTATCTGGCGGGTTTCCATGCCAAGACATCTCAATCGCAGGCAGGGGAGACGGACTTGACGGGGAGCGATCAGGACTTTGGCGAGAAATGGCGCGGGTGGTTGGCGAAGTTCGACCCCGTTACGTCTACATTGAGAACAGCCCAATGCTCACTATTAGAGGAGGAACCAGAGTCATTGCAGACCTTACCTCGCTCGGGTATGACACGCAGTGGGATGTTATGGGCGCGGCAGACGTTGGTGCTCCGCACCAGCGAGACAGAATCTGGATTGTGGCGCACACCACAAGCGCAAGAAGGTATGAGAGGAGCATACCAATCAAGGGAGGCGATGGACGCTCACATCAAGAGGGGTCATCAAATTTCATTGAGCAACCAGGTAAAACATCCTCACTTGTGGCCGACTCCAACGGTTCATGGCAATTACAACCGAAAGGGTTTGAGCAAGACAAGCGGGGATGGACTTGCAACAGCGGTGATGAAATGGCCGACGCCGACAGCGCACAATGCAAAAGAGACGAACGCACCAAGCGAACATTCGCGCAACACGCCAACATTGACGGCACAAGCTGGTGGAAGTCTGAACCCAACGTGGGTCGAGTGGCTAATGGGGTGGCCGCTAGGGTGGACAGACTTAAAGCCATTGGAAATGGACAAGTTCCAGCAGTGGCAGCAGCAGCATGGGGTGTATTGAAATGATCTTCACACTAGCGCACGACACTGCCCGCCAGAGGGCTGTAGAAGCCGTTAAAACCGCTCGGCATGGCTGGGTGGTACGGATAGAGCCACCCAACAGAACAAGCGCCCAGAACTCGTTCTATTGGGCCACACTGTCAGCGATCAGCGAGCAGATACGTCCGCAGGGTCAGGCGCACGATCAGGATGTCTGGCACGCTTACTTCAAGACTCGGTACTTGCCTGGGAGGATGTTGGAGTTGCCCAACGGTCAGGTGATGGAGGCAGAGCCGACTACAACAGGGCTGACGAAGGCACAGTTTTCCGACTACGTTGAGCAGGTATTGGCATGGGCGATCAATCACGGGTTGACGCAGACGGACGAGATGTCTGTTTTGCGTGCGGCGAACGACACGACAACGCAAGACTCGTCACTCTCCCTGATTGCTCCATAGTCGGACTACAGTCCAAGGCTTACACGATCTACTGTGAGGCTCAAACTGTGTTGTCTTGGACAAAGCCTAAACGGACGGAGTATCTCGAGCGTGTTGAAAAGGCTCGAGGCATAGCAGGCAGGGAAGAACTGGCGAAGGAGATTTTGAGATGGTACGCAACAAAGCGTGGCTCAAAGCGGTAGCAAGTCTCGACTGCCAGCGATGTGGTCTGGATGGTCAGACACAAGCCGCACACGCTAACTGGGGTGCATACGGGAAGGGCCTGGGCATGAAGGCACACGATTGCTTCGTGGCAGCACTCTGTCAGCACTGTCACTTTGCTATTGACCAGGGGTCGAAGATGACTGGAGAGGAGCGGCGGGAGGCTTGGGAGGATGCGTTCCGCAAGACGTTGGTTGCGCTGTGCGAGGCTGGCAGGATATCTGTCAAGTAGTGCGGGGAAAAGGTTCTCTAGCAGGTGTTTTCCACTACAAGGAGGTGAAATTGAGTCAAGACAAAAGTGGCCCAGCGTTTCCGTTGCATCCAAACCTTGCGCCAACATTAGGGTGCGAAAACTCTGTTAGCGATGCAGGGATGTCTGTGCGAGACTATTTTGCAGCAAAGGCTTTGCAGGGCATCTATGCACACACTGGTGGTGGATCTCCAGATTGGGCAGAAGATGATATTGATGTTGCAGAGCATTGTTATGAAATGGCTGACGCAATGTTGAAAGTGAGGTTGAGATGAAAAAAGTAGCAATAGGTATGTTGTTCTCTCTGGTGGCTAGTGTTGCTTACGCTGCTTGCAGCACGCACACGTACTTCGTCAACGGCAGGTATGTCACTTGCACCACCTGTTGTTACGGCAGCAATTGCAATACAAACTGTTTCTAGCAGGGGTGCCTGTAAGGTTGGTGTAAGGCTTTACAGGCACCATTTGTTTTCGTATGATCGGTTCTGCGCTGTGAGAGGCGCATAGCAGGTCAGCAAGACAGTCTTTATCGGGCTGGTCTATCTGACCGTTTCTAACCCGTCCTGGGTGTGACCTGCCGGAATTCTCACCGGATAGGCCAGCACCGATGGAGATTGCTTTGCATTACTACCATCACCACATCGGTGATTTCATCAAGGCTACGGCACGACTGACAGATGCTCAGTCAATGGCCTACCTTCGCCTGATCTGGATGTATTACGACCGGGAGCGACCGCTTCCAGATGACATCGAGGCCCTGGCTTTTCAGCTAGGAATAGACGAAAAGACCGTCCAACTGATCCTTGTTTCGTACTTCAGGCTCGAAGACGGATGCTGGCATCACACGCGCTGTGACGCTGAAATCAAAGAATACAAGCAACTTATCCACAAGCGTAGCAAGGCTGGCAAAGCATCTGCTGAACACAGGGCTAACACTAGTTCAACACCTGTTGAGCAAGTGTCAGACACACAGCCAACAGATGTTCAACTAACCAATAACCATGAACCAGTAACCAATAACCATATAAAAGAAAAGAGGCCGCGCTCGACGCGCTTTGATCTTAATGATGTTCCTGACGATTGGATTGACTTTTGCAACCAAGAGCGTCCAGACCTCGACCCGCGCAAGACGTTCGATTCGTTCCGCGACTACTGGATCGCTCAGCCTGGAAGCAAGGGCGTCAAGGCCGACTGGACAGCAACGTGGCGCAACTGGATTCGCAACACTAGGGTTTCCCCTAATTCCCAACCTGCCAAGCAAGATCGCAAAATGGACTTGTTGCTAGGCCGACGCCAACCAGACGTTGTGACCGTTATCGATGCTGACTATCAGGAGCGACTAAATGCACTTAGCGGACCGAGTTTTTGAGAGGTTTGTCGCTCTGTACGGGGCGCAGAAGTTTAAGGTCATGTTTGAGCATGACGACAACGCAATCATGCCAGCCAAGGAAGCCTGGAATAACTTCCTGCAATCCTGCAAACCAGATGTTTTGCGAAAGGTCATGGACGCTATTCCGCATCAGAAACGCGAATGGCCCCCCAACCTCTCCGAGTTTATCGGTATGTGCAAGGACTTCGACCGAGTAGAGCACAGAACCTATGACGCGCTGCCAGCCCCGAAGGTTAAGACAGACATTGGTCGGACTGCACTGGCAGAGATGAAAGCAAGACTACGGGTTTCCCCCAATACCAAACTATGACAGACGAGCAGAAAATAGTGGATGCGCTGATAGCCGACTGCAAGGAAATAACGGAGTACCACCTTGCTGGCTATCGGTTCAAGTGGAACGGGAAACAGGTGATCCGCAGGACGATGGCAGCGAGGTTGGAGAGGCTTACGTTTGCTGGGTTCGGGGATCGGTTCCCGGTAATCATCAACGACAACCGGAAAACAAAATGAGCCTGTGTCCTGTATGCGGATCGTGGCAGAGCAAGGTAAAGGAGTCCCGCCGAGACACTCGATACGGATGGAAGTGGCGACTACGCGACTGTTCTAACTGCGAGCACAGGTGGTCAACGTACGAGGTGCCAGCGGAGGGAATGAGCGTGGATGGAGATGGAAACCCAGATGGGAGGTTGGAGCGATGAACCGAGATGACATCACCCGCATGGCGCGAGAGGCTGGGTTCGTTGGGTTTGATGGCGACAACGGCTCCCTGCGCCGCTTCGCCGCCCTTGTCGCCGCTGCTGAGCGTGAGGCGTGTGCTCAGATTGCCTTTAATGCCAAGACATACATCGAAGCTGCCGACGCCATCCGAGCACGAGGTGAGAAATGACCGAAGCCTTCTTCATCGGCTGGGCCGTGGGCATCGTGCTTGGCTATGTGATCTGGGCACCGGAGACACGGTTCAAGCGGAACTTCGTTGATGGTCTGACGTTGCGGTTTTTGTGGAGACGGAAATGAACAACAAAAACGTCATTAGCCTTCCAGCATCCGAAAACTTTACGCCCGATCTTGCGGTCAAGCACGTCATGTCTTTGTGCGAAGCAGGCCAAGTGGCTGACATCTTGCTGGTCGGCTACGACAACGAGAACGACCTGATTACATTTAGTAGCCGCATGACCAGAGCAGAAGCCGTGTTCCTTCTAGAAAAAGCGAAAGAATGGGCAATGTACGGAGGGATGAAATGAGCATCGAAGCAATGAAGCAGGCGTTGGAGGCGTTGGAAGAATACCAAGCGAAAGGCGCACCGTTTATGTCATGTGATGCTGCTGTTGCAGCCCTCCGCGCTGCCATCGAGCAGGCTGACACCGCACCGCGCCAATGGGTCGAACTGACGGACGACGAAGCGCGTGCTCTAGTCAATCGAGTGACGTTCGGCGATAGAACCAACTGGCAAGCGTTTGTTTATATAGTTGATGCGAAGCTAAAAGAGAAGAATGCATGACATACGGGCCAGCTGTTGTTAAAACTTGCGAGCATTGCAAGATAGAGTACGCATGTCCTAACCATAGGAAAAACAAATCTCGCTTCTGTTCTATTACATGCCGCAACAAATCTGGCTTGCTACCTCGCACACAGTACACATGCCAAAACTGCAATGACACATTTTTGGCGCGTCCCGATCACGGTGCGGATAGAAGGTTCTGCAGTCGGAAATGTTTTTTAGGGAACTGTGTACAACCAACAGATAAAGCGTGTTTGTATTGTGGTTCTATGTTTATAGCGAAACGATCATCAACAGCAACGTGGGGGGATGGACGAAGATTGTACTGCTCGAAGCAGTGCTTTGTAGCCGGATCGCGATCATTTGAAGAAAAACCATGCGCTGTTTGCGGCGTGATGTTTTATCCAATCAGTAGAGAAAGACAAGAAAACCAGTGCACATGCTCCGTTAAATGTAAGAATGTGTTTTTCTCAGGAGTGAACGCCCATGGGTTCCGTGGCGGCGAGCATGTGCAAAAGCACGTTAATCATAAGTTTGTGTTGGTTGGAAAACGCCAAGGCTATGTGGGCAAATACATGGCTGAGCACCGGATAATTATTTCAAAATACTTAGGGAGAATGATAAAGCGCACCGAGGTTGTCATTCATATCAACAACCAAGGGCTAGATAATAGGTTATCAAATTTGTACTTGTGTGAATCCATGAGCGAATTTGGAAGGCGAAGACACGGAAGCCTGCCATGGCCGACAGAAAGCAATTTGAAAACTTATAAAGAGACAAATGCGTAAAGACCCGATCACTGTCGATCAGATTGCAGGACGGATGATAGAACTCGTCCAGCAGCGCAACAGTCTGTCGAGAGATGACCTGGAGTATGTCGTTGAGACAATCGCAAAGCTGAAGGACGAACGTCTCAAGTCTTGTATTGCAGAGCTAATCGGGTGGGGTGACGATGAACGTGCTGAAGTCGAAACATTCGTTGCAATCGCAATCGAGGTCATGAAGCGAACGAACGTATCAAAGCTGAGAGAGTGTGCAAGGATCGTCGAACTGAGGTACTTGAGCCATGACTTGCCAAAATGATTTCAGACTTGTCGATCAATCAATCACTGAGCATTCTGTTGTCGAACTTTATGTTTGTTTTCACTGCGGGGCTGAACGGTTCCGCGCACTATCAGGGAGGTTCTGTGGAGTCGAGGCTACACAATTGGGCAGCATGGAAGCGGAAAGAGCCGCTAGCAGATCAGACAGACGCGAAGATCGTTGATGCTGTTGTCCAGAAACTAGGGCCAGACGACAGGGCGGCTATCAACGCTGTCTATGTCTCTCACCCGTACCAGTCGATCTACTACGTCTCTGCTGAAATCTCCACCCCGCCAAGCTGGATCAACCGAGCAATCGAAAAGGCCAAACGTGGACTCACAACCTGAAGCCCGACTATTAGCCGCTGTCGTATCTCTGGCCATCCGAGACATGACGCACCGTCCTGTCATGGAAGATAAACGTCCGATTATGACTGTCGAGGCCAGGACAGCGTGCAGATTTCTGTTTTCAGACGCTTCTGACGGATACCTTGATTGGCTAGATTACGATCCACCAGTGTTCCGCGATCAACTTTTAAGGATAATGAACAACACATCACACGAAAAGCTGGCAGGACTCGAACCAATGGATCGCAGGGTCATGCGTCAAAACTATCAACTCTGGAGTTCAAACTATGCAGGACTGGATCACGAATTACCTGACGATGAGGATGAACTTGTCGAAATTGCACGACCTGCTGCTAAAAAAAGAAACCGACCGCGCAATAAACCTGGCACTGGAAATCTCAGCCGACGCCAGAATCTGCGCTAGACAGATCGAATTGCAACGGGATAAACTGTGAGCGTCTCCTCCTTTTCCCCCTATTGCAGGGGGATTTTTTTGTGATCCCCAAGATCCTGCACTTCGTCTGGGTGGGCGACGAAACCAAAGCCCCGCTGCAAACCATCCAGCGGTGGAAAAACCTCAACCCCGACTTTGAGGTCAACCTTTGGGGCAACTCCGACCTGTCCAAAGGCTGGAGGCTTGCCAAGCACATGAAGCACTTCTGGAAAACAGAGCTTTGTGGCGTCGCAGACTGCATGAGGTGGGAGATCCTATACGAACACGGCGGGATCGCGTTAGACGCCGATTCAGAGCCTTCCAGGGCCATTCCTGACTGGATGCTAGAGCCGGATGTCTGGTGTTCGTGGGAGTCGGAGCTTCTCAGGCCCGGATTGCTGTCTAACGGTGCGGTAGGGGCAATCCCTAACCATCCGTTTATCGGGCAGATTGTCGATGATCTGTTGAATGACGATCCTGGCGACCTGATGGCATGGCAGTTCTCAGGCCCGACGAGGTTGACGAGTACCTGGGTGAACCACGAATACCGTGATCTCACGATTTGGCCTAGCCATTTCTTTCTGCCGGATCATTTCGCAGGGCTTCCATATTCCGGTGAGATGGTGTTTGCTCGGCAGGAGTGGAAATCGACGCGAGGTAAATGGTGATTCTGTTTCTCGTCACTTCTGCTATTAACGGCGATCCTCAACGGTTGCACGAAACGCATCAAACGATTGAGAGCATTCACCGAGCGTGTCCGATTGCTTCCATCTGGGTGCTGGAATCAAGTTTCGAGCATCAGAATGTCGTGTTTCCTCGAGCGACTGTTAAGCATTACAACTCTCGGTTTATTCAGGGAGTCAAAAAAACAGGACGAGACGTTGCGTATATCAAGAACGCTATCGAATTGCACACAACGATAGACATTCTCTCGACCATTCCCAACCGATACAGTCACATCTTTAAGATTTCCGGTCGGTATGTATTGACCGATCAGTTCAACTTGCAGGCTCACGTTGCGAACAAAGCTACGTTTGCCCAGGCAAGGCAGACAGGCTATCCGCTGGATTATGTTGGGACTAATGGGATGCTGATGACTCGGCTGTATTCGTTCGACTACAACCTGATCCCGCAGATGTTGGAGACGCTGAAGCAGATAGAGAAGTTCTTCCACGAGCAGTGGGACGGTGGAAAGGTGTTCGACATGGAACATGGGTTCTACAAGTTTTTGTTTCGTGACATTCTCAACGAAGTCGGTACAATAGGCGTACGAGGCCGAATCGGGCATCTAACTTCTATCGTCGAGGACTGATATGCCGATCACTAGCAAGGCTCAACAGCGACTCATGTACGCAGCCGCTGGCAGCAAGAAGGTGGCGAAAGACACCGGTGTTCCGATGTCGGTGGCAAAAGAGATGATTGCCAAGACGCCGAAGAAAGCCTACAAAAAGATGCCGGGGCGCAAATGAAACCCATCTGGGATAAACCCCGTCCGAAGAAGCTGGGCAAGCCTGACCCTCTGTCTAAGAAAGAGAAGAAGTCAGCTAAAGCGATGGCTGCCTCTGCTGGCCGACCCTACCCTAACCTCGTGGACAACATGAGAGCAGCGAGGAAGAAATGAAGTGTCCTATTGTCACTGGTGATGCCGAGCTAAACGACGCCAACAAGCAGAAGGCAGTCGATAAAGCCGACTACATGGAAGCAGGCGAGGACGCAGAGTACAAGTGCGAGAACTGCGCTGCGTTCGTACAGTCAGACGAGATGCAAGGGTGTCTCGAAAACGGCATTGCTAAAGGCATGGAGGACGAAGCCGAGGACATGGGTTACTGTGCCCAGCTTAATTTTGTCTGCTCAGAGGATATGGTCTGCAACAAGTGGCTGGGTGGTCAGGCTAAAGGCAAGGGCGGGATCATCATCAAGATTGCAGGGATGATGGACGAATGAGTGCCGCATGGACTCGCAAGGCTGGCAAGAACGCGAAGGGCGGTCTAAACGAGGCCGGGCGCAAGTCTTACGAGCGAGAAAACCCCGGCAGCGACCTAAAGCCTCCGGTCAAGTCAGGCGACAACCCGCGGAGAGCATCGTTCCTAGCGAGGATGGGCAATATGCCGGGGCCGGAGCGCAAGGACGGTAAGCCAACTCGTTTGTTGCTGTCTCTGCAAGCCTGGGGCGCATCCAGCAAGGCCGATGCTAAGGCAAAGGCAAAAGCGATCAGTACCAGAAACAAGCGGTGATTATCGACCACCACCCATTCTGGCATTGCATTGTCGATGACTTTTTCGCTGACGCGATCAACTTAGCAAGAGAGTTTCCAGCCAAGGACGATGACTGCTGGTTTCGCTACGACAACCCGCTGGAGGTTAAGCAGACCTGCAACGACTGGCATCACTTCAAGCCTGAGACATACAAAGGCTTCCAATACCTGCTCAGTCCGCACTTCACAGAGATACTGGAGCGGCTGACCAAGGCAGACCTCATGCCAGACATAGGGTTACACGGTGGAGGGCTACACCAACACGGTAGGGGAGGAAAGCTAAACGTCCACCTGGACTACAACCTTCACCCGAAACTCCACCTACAGCGACGGTTGAACCTGATTGTGTACCTGACGCCAGGATGGAAGCCAGAGTGGGGAGGCCATCTCGGACTGTACAAAGACCCCGACACACTGGTAAAAGCAGTTGAACCAAAGTTCAATCGGGCTATAATTTTCGACACTCGTGGCAGTTGGCATGGATTACCAGCCCCGCTAACCTGTCCAGCAGATGTCACCCGCAACAGTTTCGCAGTCTATTACCTGTGCGAGCCAGACACTACAGACAGCAGAAGCCGAGCGTTATTCGCTCCAACTGCCGAGCAAAAAGGCAACGCTGATGTTGACCAGTTAATCCGTCAGCGATCAACGTAAAGTCAACCGATGACCCAGACAGGAGTCGGAATGCAAGTAGAGCAAATCAGCATTGAGACGCTGATACCTTACGTCAACAACGCCAGAACCCACTCGGACGCGCAGGTTGCACAGATTGCAGCGTCAATCAAAGAGTTTGGGTTCAACAATCCTGTTCTGATAGCCGACGACAACAGCATCATTGCTGGCCACGGCAGGGTGATGGCTGCTCGTAAGCTAGGTAAAAACACGGTTCCCGCGGTAAGGTTGTCTCATCTGACGGAGATGCAGCGCAAGGCTTACATTCTGGCCGATAACAAGTTGGCGCTGAACGCTGACTGGGACAATAGTCTGCTGGCGATTGAGCTTGCCGACCTGAAAGACTTAGGGTTTGACACTGACCTGACCGGATTCTCAGCCGATGAGATTGCCGCGCTGATGCCGGTAGAGTTGACGGAAGGGCTGACGGACGAGGATGAAGTTCCAGAGGTTCCGGTTGATCCGGTTACGAAGCTGGGGGATGTGTGGCTGCTGGGCAAGCATCGGTTGATGTGCGGGGATAGTACGAGCATCGATGCGGTGGATGCGCTGATGGCGAGCCAGAAGGCCGACATGGTGTTCACTGATCCACCTTATGGTGTGGCATATGAAGGTGGCCACAATACAAAAAAACGCACTCAGATCAAAAATGATGCATTAGAAGGTGAAAACCTGACAGGCCTGTTTTATGGTGCATTGTCAGTAGCGCACATTGTCACGCATGAGCATGCTGCGTTTTATGTCTGGTATGCGTCTGGAAAGAGCGTCGAAACATTTGCAGCATTATCTGATTTGCCACTAAAACTGAGAGCGATCATTCAGTGGTACAAAGTTCGATCTGGTCTTGGTGCTTTCATGTCTCAGTACATACCAAACTGCGAACCATGCATTTATGCTTACAAAGATGGTTCATCACCTCAGTGGTTTGGCCCGACAGATGAAAAGACAGTCTGGGAATTGAAAAAAGAGCAGCGCAACGATTTCCACCCAACACAGAAGCCAATTGAGTTGCCAGAACGTGCAATAAACAACAGCAGCAAAAAAGACCAGATCATCTTGGATTTATTTGGTGGCTCTGGATCAACACTGATCGCATGTGAAAAGACTGGACGCAAAGCACGACTGATGGAACTCGATCCCAAGTATGTGGATGTGATCGTCAAGCGCTGGCAAGACTTCACCGGCAAGACCGCTACGCTTGAGGAAACTGGTGAGTCATTTAATGAACTTTCGGACATAAAAAATGCAAGGCAAGCGGCATAGCCCGTCAGACGAGGATCGTCGGCTAGTCAAGACGCTCTCCGCTGTCGGGGTGCGCTACGTTGATATTGCCGACAAGCTACAGATCGACCACGACACGCTGACAAAGCATTACAAGCAGGAGCTTACGGAAGGCAGGATGGAGGCCAACGCTGCTGTCGCTCAGACGTTATTCCAGCAGGCAAAGGCAGGGAATACCGCGGCGATGATCTTTTGGTTAAAGACTAGAGCAGGGTGGCGCGAGCATAATGTGGTTGAACACGCAAACTCTGAAGGCGAACCGCTTAAAATGGCAGTGACATGGGCGTCCGAGAAATCGTAATCCCTTACGCTCCGCGGGATCCACAGCTTGAGATCCATCAGGCGATGGACGATCACCGCTTCACGGTGGTAGTGGCTCATCGTCGTTTAGGCAAGACTGTCAGTGCCATCAACCAGTTGGTAAAGTCTGCGGTGATGTGCCAGAAAGAACGTCCACGATTCGCTTACATTGCGCCAACCTATGCACAGAGCAAACGCATTGCCTGGGACTACCTGCTCCACTACACCCGTCCGCTGGGAGCCACACCAAACATTTCAGAGCTGCGTGTTGACTTCTGGGATCGCAGGATCGGTTTGTACGGCTCCGACAATCCCGACTCACTACGCGGATCTTACTTTGACGGAGTGGTACTGGACGAGGTGGGGGATCAAAACCCCAAAATCTGGAACGAAGTGATCCGACCTGCCCTAGCCGACCGTCAAGGCTGGGCAATGTTTATCGGCACACCTAAAGGCCAAAACCATTTCTACGATCTGCGGAACAGGGCACAGGGTGAACCTGGGTGGAAGTTGCTAGAGTTCCGCGCCAGTCAGACCGGGATCATTGCTCAGTCAGAATTAGACGATGCGCTGCGAGAGATGGGGCGCGACAAGTACGACCAAGAGTTTGAGTGTTCATTCCACGCTGCTGTCGAGGGGGCTTACTATGGGCAAATTCTTAATCAGATGGAGGGAGAAGGTCGCTTCTGCTCTATCGTTCGTGATGACCTCTGCAAGACGTTTGCTGCATGGGATCTCGGCATTGGCGACTCGACTTCGATCTGGATCGCACAAGTCCACGGACAAGAAGTCAGACTCCTAGACTACATTGAGAACCACGGGGTCGGGCTGGATTGGTACGTCCGAGAACTGCGGAACAAGGGTTGGCACAAGGCCGAGCACATCGTCCCGCATGACGTACAGGTTAGGGAATTAGGGTCTGGAAAGTCTCGATTGGAGGTCTTACAGCAGGCTGACCTCAGTTGCACGATTGCGCCACGTTTATCGGTGGATGACGGTATCCAAGCTGTCCGCAGACTTTTGCCCCGCTGCTGGTTCAACATCCCGCAAACGAGCGAAGGGTTGAACTGCCTGCGGAACTACAGACGGACTTTCGACGAAAAGCAGAAAGTCTTTTATGATAGACCCTTACACGATTGGTCTAGCCACGGATCGGACGCATTCCGTTATCTCGCAGTCGGTCTGAATGAAACATCATCCTGGTCGAAGCCGATCAACGTCAATACAAGGTGGGTGGTCTGATGCTAATGCCACAAGGTTTCATCGTTCAGAAGCGCGAGTTTGAAGAACTTCAACGCAAAGTTGCTGAACTTGAGAAGAAACTCGCTGAACTGGAGATAAAAGACCCAGAGAAGCGGAAGTATTTTAGGCGCGAGGTGGTAAATGGATAACGGGACTCTTACCGGCATTCTGCAAGCAGAGATCGACGATGCTATCGGGATGCTGGACAGCGAAACCACGGAAGAACGTGCTGAAGCACTTAACTACTACCTGCGAAACCCTTACGGCAACGAGCAAGAAGGTCGCAGCCAGATCGTCACTGGCGAGGTGGCAGAGGTCATCGATGGTGCACTGCCGCAACTCATTCGCGTATTTACTGCAAACGATGAGATTGCCAGATACGAGCCTGTTGGCCCAGGCGATGAGGAAGGCGCAGATCAGGCGACGGACTACGGTAATTGGGTGTTTACCAAAGACAACAACGGTTTTGCCATCCTGCATGACTGGTTCAAGGATGCACTACTTGCCAAGACCGGGACGGTAAAAGCGGTTTGGGAAGAAAAGATTGAAGTAGACGAGGAAACCTACCGCGGTCTGTCAGACACGGAGCTTGTCCTACTACTGTCAGACGGTACGATGGAGATCGTCGGCCAGGAGACGGAAGAATCCGTATCGCAGATGCAGATGCCGGACGGTACAGTTGTCGATCAAGTCACCCGTTCGCACAATGTTGTCGTCCGCAAGAAAACCAAGTCAGGCCGGATTCAGATTGACTGCATTCCTCCCGAAGAACTGATTGTCAGCAAGAAGGCGCGGTTTGGTGAGACGAAATCACCCTTCATGGCGCACCGCAGGCTGATGCCGCGGTCGGAACTTGTTCAGATGGGGTTCGACAAGGACGAGGTATACAGCCTTCCCGTCTACAACAGTCTCGACTTTACCGAGGAGCGGATCGCTCGATACTCTCCTGGTGAAGAACCGTATGAGCAGGACAGTCTCGACGAGTCAATGCAAGAGGTCGAGGTCTACGAGTCCTATCTTTACGTGGATTACGACGAGGATGGGATTGCAGAACTCCGTCAGATTTTCTACTCCAACAGCACGATTCTGACCTACGCTGACGGGCGGGAAGCCAACATTCCTACCGATTATGTGCCATTCCACGTGATCTGCCCGATCCCGATTCCGCACAAGTTCTTCGGTCAGTCGCTGGCAGACCGGACGATGGACATTCAGCTAATCAAGTCCACCGTTACTCGGCAAATGCTGGATAACCTCTACCTCATCAACAACGCTCGGATGCAGGTTGTTGACGGTCAGGTGAACCTAGACGACCTGCTGAACGTCACTCCTGGTGGTGTTGTCAGGACGAAATCGACGGGTGCAGTTGCTCCGATTCAGGTGCCAGACATCACTGGTTCCGCTTACCCGATGCTGGGCTATTTCGACTCGGTACAAGCCAAGCGGTCTGGGGTGTCTGAGACTTCGCAAGGTCTCGACCCAAATATCCTGCAAAACGTCACGGCTGCGGCTGTAGCAGCGACGATGCAAGCGGGTGCTGGCAAGATGGAGCTAATCGCTCGGCTGTTCGCTGAGACGGGCGTTAAGAGCCTTTTCCGGGGCATTCTGCATCTGCTCTGCAAGTATCAAGACAAGCCCCGTCTGATTCGGATGCGTGGCAAGTTTGTTGAGATGGATCCGCGAGAGTGGTCGAATTTGTACGATGTTTCGATCAGTGTCGGACTCGGAACCGGATCGAAGAATGAGCAGATGGCAATGCTTCAGATGATCCTGTCGAAGCAGGAGCAGATTCTCCAGCAATACGGCCCTGCCAATCCGCTTGTCTCTGTCGGACAGTATCGGGCGACACTTGGACGGTTTATCGAGGCGGCGGGGCTGAAGGATTCAACCGAGTTCTTCAAAGAGATTCCACCCGAGCTTGACCAGCAACTGAGCAATCCACCTCCGCAACAGCAGTCTAATCCTGCTCTGGACGCGATGATGGCTCAGGCGCAAGCCCAGATACAGATCGAACAACAGAAGGCACTGGCAGCGATTGAGACTCAGCGGATGAAGGCGCAGGCCGACATTCAACTGGCTCGGGAGAAAGCCGCAGCAGAGCTACAACTGAAGCAGCAGGAGTTTGCGGTTGAGGCTCAACTGAAAGCGGCGAAGGTCGGTGCTGGGATTACGCAAAACGTCGAGATTCCGGGATGAGTCCAGAGCAGGCGGCGAATCTACTGCGAGACGATTATTTCCGGGGTGAACTGGAAAAGTTGAAACAGGAGCAGATTGACCTGATTCTGAACTCGTCCGAGCAAGATATTGACGCACGAGAAAATGCGTATAAAATGATTAAATGCTTAACCACGGTTGTTAATCACTTTCAGTCGATTGTTGATACTGCCGAGATTAAGCGTAGACGTTGGAAGATCCTTTAAGGGGTGATATGGACACCAATCCGCAAGGAAGTGGCCCGCTGGATGTAAACAGTGCAGCCAATGCGTTTCTAGGCTTGATGGGGCCGGAGGAAGGCGAACAGCCCACTCCCGAGGCACAGCAGCAGGAGACGGAGGTTGTAGTTGAGCAGCAGGAAGTCGAGGAAACACCGCGCTACCGGGTGAAAGCCGCAGGTGAGGAACGCGAAGTTTCGTTGGACGACCTGATTAAGAGTTATCAACTTGGCACTGACTACACTCAGAAAACCCAGGCTTTAGCAGAACAGCGGAAGGTTATCGAAGCTGAGAAAGCCGCTGTCGAGCAAGCCAAACAACTCCGAGACCAGTACGCTCAACGATTGGAACTGATTGAAAAGGTTCTATCGGAGCAGAACAAGTCGGAAGATTTAGAGTCACTGAAAGAGTCCGATCCGATTGGCTACGCGATGAAAGTCGCTGAGTCTGTCCAGCGAGACAAGCAACTAGCCGCAGTTCAGGCTGAAAAGCAACGCATTGTCGAGAGGCAACAAGCGGAGCGTCAGACGCAACTCCAGCAGTACCTTGCCGAGCAACAGGCCCGACTACAGCAAGCCATTCCAGAGTATGCCGATCCGCAGAAGGGTGAAGAAGTCCGACGGGATATTCGCTCGTATGCCCAGAACGTCGGTTTTACGGAGGGCGAACTCAATCAGGTTTATGACTCACGCGCTGTTCAGGTTTTGTGGGAAGCCGCTCAGTACCGCAAGCTAATGTCTAACAAGCCGGAGGTAGCCAAGAGGGTTGCCGAGGCTCCTAAGACGCTAAAGCCCGGAACTGGCAAGGTTTCAAACCCTGAGTCTGATGCAGCGAAGCAGGAACGAAACCGGCTGCGTAAGTCTGGCAAAGCCAGGGATGCAGCTTCATTGTTTGAACGATTCAATTACTGAGGTTCACCATGC